ACTGATGCATTTTTCATTAAAACAGATGCACCAAGAGGTTTCGTACATTTCGAAAGAGCACCTCTTGCAACATCAATGGAAGATGACTTCACAACTGGTAACATGAGGTTTAAAGCTAGAGAAAGATATTCATTTGGATTTTCTGATCCAAGATGTGTATTTGGATCACCAGGTGCTTAAATAAACCGAACAATTGTTAAAGGCGACTTTACAAGTCGCCTTTTTTTTTATATTCTTAAAAAAAACCTTAACTGCATGATGCAGACAAGCCAAGATAAGGAGAATTTACATGGCAAACACAACTTTTTCGAGTACCATTCGATCAAAGAGTGGTTTTAAAGTAATAAATGAAAATAGCACTACTGGTGCTATAACAGAAACTGGTTTTTCAGTTAATTCAACTGGACAGTTAATTTCAATGGGTACAAGAAAAATTCAAACATTTGCTATAAGTTTAGCTGATACAAATGCAGCAGGTACAACTTATGCAGACAATGACGTTCTTGTAGAATTAGGTGAACTAAATACAGATCATCCAGATGCACTTGTCACAGCAAGTAAATTTTTTATTCACAAGGTAGTTTTGGGAATTACAACTGCTGCAGCAAGTGATGCTAATTCATTGGCTAACTTACAATTAAGTGCAACATCAGGTACAGCTACTAACACTGCTATATCTTCTGGTACAGAAATTGTGGGTGCTGGAGTTGCTTCATTTAATCCAAGAATTTCAGCAACAGATTCAGTAACAGAAGTAGACATTGATTTAGATGCTACTGCTGGAACATTTCATGTGTTTGAACCAAATATTAGTGCAGCAATTGCAAGTAAAAACTTATACTTAGGTGCAGGTTCTACTTGTGACACAGCTTTAACAGCTTTTAGGGGTACTCTCGAAATAGAATACTCAGTATACTAGGAGGGTAACATGGCTGATGCAGTAGCAAGTCAAACCATACAAGATGGCTTAAAAACGGCTGTTTTAAAATTCACTAACATAAGTGACGGCACAGGTGAAAGTGCCGTTACAAAAGTTGATGTGAGTGCTCTAGGAGGTGATGCAAGTGGACGTGCTTGTACAGACGCAACTATAGAAAAAATATGGTGGCAGTGTACAGGTATGAAAGTTAGTATTCTTTTTGATGCTACATCTGATGTGTTAGCAATACAGCTAGGTGAAAATCAATCTGGTTATCACGATTATACATCTTTTGGTGGATTATCAAACAATTCTGGTAGTGGTAAAACAGGTGATATAAAATTTACTACTGTTGGACATTCTAGTGCAGATACTTACACAATCATTATGCAAGTGAGAAAAGGATATTAATGTCTAAAAAATTACAAGGTGATATAAATGTTATTATTCAAAGATTAGATACTATTGAGAATAATCATCTTGCTCATTTACGTGAAGATATTAAATCTGTAAATCAAAAAATATGGGCGATAGTTATATTAGTTATCGCCCAATTATGCTCTTTAGTTTTAATTTTTTTGTCAAAAGCAATTTGAGGTAAAAATGGCAACATCAAGCTCAACGGATTTTGAATTAGCAGTCGATGACTACATTGAAGAAGCATTTGAAAGATGTGGCTTAGAAGTTAGAACAGGCTATGATTTAAAAACAGCTAAAAGATCATTAAACTTAATGTTAGCAGAATGGGCTAACAGAGGTTTAAATCAATGGACAATTGTTCAAAGAACACAGGCATTAACAGCAGATGATACTGAATATGATTTAGGTGCTGATGTTATTGATGTCTTGTCTCTTGTTATTAGAAGAAGTGGAACAGATTTTAATATGTCACGCATAAGTCGTGATACTTACTTATCTATACCAACTAAAACAACTACAGGTAGACCAACACAATATTTTCTTGATAGACAAATAACTCCAAATCTTAAAATTTGGCCCGCACCTGAAAACAGTACAGACGTTATACATTATGATGCTCTTACTAGAATACAAGATGCTGACACGATGCAGAACACTGTAGAAATACCTTTTAGATTCTATCCATGTCTATCAGCAGGTCTTGCTTATTACATATCTTTAAAACGTGCACCCGATAGAATACAACTTTTGAAAAATATTTATGAAGAAGAATTTGATAGAGCAATGGCAGAGGATAGAGACAGATCCTCTTTTACTATCGCTCCAAGTTTAGATTATTATAAGGTCTGATAATGTCAAAATATGCAAATCCAAGTAACTCATATGTAATATCAGATCGTTCAGGATTTCGCTATCGTGCTAAAGATACAAGAAAAGAATGGAATGGATTGCGTGTAGGTAAAGATGAGTATGAAGATAAACATCCACAACTCGATCCTAGACCTAAGAAAGCAGATGCAGAGGCTTTACGTGATGCAAGACCTGAAAGAACAGAACCATCTATAGAAGTTTTATTAGGACTAAATCCTTTTAAGACAGGTAGTTCTGGAAGTAGTACAGTAACTGTAACAGAAATAAGTCATGGTAGATCTGTATCAAATACAGTTAGATTTAGGAACGTAGTTTCTTTTGATGGTATAACAAAATCAGTAATGGAAGGTTCATCTGGCTTTACTATTGCTAGTGTTGTTGATACAAATAATTACACCATAACAGTTTCAGATACTGCAACTGTAGGATCAATAAGGGGTGGTGGCAAGATTGCTTCGGCAGGTCCTGTTACATTGGAGGCTTAATGAGTTTTACATTAACAGAATTAAAATCAACTATACAAGATTACTCTGAAAATACTGAAACAACTTTTGTTAATAATCTTAGAGAATTTATAAGAGCAGCAGAAAACAGAATATTTAAATCAGTTGATTTTGAAGTATTTCGTAAAAACGTAACAAGTGCAACAACATCATCAGATAGATTTTTATCTGTTCCTGATGATTATTTAGCTTCTTTTAGTTTGTCTTTAACAAATTCAAGTAATATAGAGTTTTTGTTAGAAAAAGACGTAAACTTTATACAAGAGTATAATCCTAATAGCTCTACAACTGGTGTGCCTAAATATTATGCACGTTTTGATGTAACAAACTTTATATTAGCTCCAACACCAAATAGTAACTACTCTTTGGAATTACATTACTATTATAGACCAACAAGTTTAGCTGATAGTACAATTGAACTAACAGTTGCATCTTCTTCTAGTCTTGCTGTGAATGAAGTAATAACAGGTTCTTCTAGTGGTGCTACAGCCACAATAAAAAGTAAAAACGACACTACAAATAAATTAACTATTATTGTGCCTACTACAGCCTTCACGAGTGGTGAAACAGTTACTGGTGGTACAACTGGTGCTTCTTCTGCTATATCTGCTATATCAAGCGACACAACGACAACATGGTTAAGCACAAATGCAAGAAGTGCTTTATTATATGGATCACTTTATGAAAGTTATATTTTTATGAAAGGTGAACCAGATATTTTGACTTTATACGAAAAAAGATTTACTGAAGAACTAATGAGATTAAAAGATTTAGGTGAGGCTAGGGAAAATGCTGATGCTTACAGGCAAGGATTACCTAGAAGAGCAAGGACATAGGAGATAAATTATGGCAACCTCAAATGCAGCAACCAACTATTTAGAGAGAAGATTATTACATTTTTTATTTAAAAATAATTCTCTTAGTTTCTCAAGTCCAGGTGACAGTATTTATGTAGGACTAGCAACAGCCGTATCTGCCGCTGAAACAGGTTCAGTAACGGAAGCAACTTTTGGTGGATACGCTAGACAACAAGTACCAGCAGCTAGTTGGACAACAATAGGTTCTGATTCAACAGATACACAAACAGCAAAAAATACAAATGCAATTGACTTTCCAGCTAAAACAGATAGTGGAACACAAACATTAACTCATGTAATAATAGCTGATGCAAGTTCAAGTGGTAATATATTGTTTGTTGGAGAATTAGATGCGAGTAAGGCATTAGCAGAAGGTGACATATTTAGAATAAATGCAACAAACTTGAGTATTGAGTTGAAGTAATGGCTTTAGTAATAAAGGATAGAGTTAAAGAAACCACAACCACTACAGGTACTGGAACATATACGTTAGCTGGTGCTGTAACTGGTTTTGAAACTTTTACTGCTAACCTTAGTAATTCAGATACAACGTATTATGTTTGTACAGACAATACTGACTTTGAGGTTGGGTTAGGTACGTTTACATCTTCTGGAACTACATTAGCCAGAACCACAATACTAGCAAGTTCTAACTCAAACAATGCTGTGAATTGGTCATCTGGCACAAGAAGTATCTTTATGACTTACCCTGCTGATAAGGCAGTTTTTGAAGATGCAAGTAATAATATAAATGGAACATTTGTAGGTAATATAACTGGCAATGTAACAGGAAATACAAGTGGAAGTTCAGGTTCAACAACAGGCAACGCTGCGACAGCTACTGCTTTAGAAACAGGCAGAACAATAAATGGCACAAGTTTTGATGGAACAGGAAACATAACTGTAACTGCTGCGGCAGGAACATTAACAGGCAATACACTTGCTTCAGGAGTGACAGCATCTAGTTTAACTAGCGTTGGAACTTTATCAAGCTTAACTACTTCTGGTGACATAACTGTTGGTGATGATTTGACAGTTAATGGTGGTCTGATTGATTTAAAAACAAATAGTGGATCTGTTGCACAACTTAAATTTTATTGTGAGTCTGGTAATGCTCATGCTCAAACACTACAAGCACAACCACACTCTGCAAGTGCTTCAGATGTTTTAACATTACCTACAGGTGGTAATTCAACATTAGTATCTCGTATATCTACAGATACTTTAACTAATAAAACCTTAACCTCACCAGTTCTAAACACTGGCGTAAGTGGCACAGCTATAAAAGACGAAGACGATATGACTTCTGACTCAGCTACACATTTAGCTACCCAACAGTCAATCAAGGCTTATGTTGATGCACAAAAAGCAGATATGCAGTTTGTTTTAGAAGATGGTGATGGTACAGAAGTACAGATTACTAAAGATAGTGAAGTCAAGTTTGTAGAAGGTGGTGGTTTAGATATAAACTGGACAGACACTTCTACTGGTTCAGATGGCGATCCTTATGATTTAACTTTTACTGTTAATGCTGCTCAAACTGGTATTACATCTTTGGTTAACACAAGTTTAGAAATAGGTAGAGATGCAGATAACAGAATAAAGTTTGGCACGGATAATCAAATTATTTTTGAAGTGTCAGGTGGTGATAATGTAATATTTAAAGCAAGTGGAGAAATAGAAGCTAGTTCACTAGATATTAGTGGCGATGCAGATATTGACGGTACATTAGAAGCTGATGCAATAACTGTCGGTGGAACAGCACTCAACACTGTGATTGCAGGAGTGACAGTAACAAATGCAACGACAGCAGCAGTAGCGACAACTGTAACAATTAGTGACAATGAAAGTACAAACGAAGAAAATGCAGTTGTTTTTACGGCAGGTGGCGATGTAGATGGTGGTAATATAGGATTAGAGAGTGATGGTGATTTAACTTATAATCCTAGCACAGGAACTGTATCAGCAACAGTATTTAAAGGTAACATAGATGCCGTTGATGGTGACTTTGACGGAACACTAGAAGCAGATGCAATTACAGTAGGTGGCACTGCTTTAGCGACAGTTATTGCAGGAACAACAGTGACTGATGCTACAAACTCTGCTCATGTTTTAGTAA